ATTGACAAAATCAACTTGATTACTAAAGTTGGTTCTAGGGTCAACATCAAACTGACTGATGAAGAAGAAACATTCCTTGACATGGCATATGCATGTAAGACTTGGGATGATGTTGTGGTTTGTGCTCAAGCAATCTACGACTGGTCTAAAGAGAATGAGACTAGGGATGAGAATGATGAGTCAATTGTTCCAACATCTTATCAGTATGAAGAGTCAGACTTTGAAGATGAAGACTTTGATGACTTCGGTGAAGACGAAGGTGAATACGAAGACGAAGATGGTCAAGGTGATGAAGGTGGGTCTGAAGACACTCTTCCTGATTTAGAATCAGAAGAGGGTGAGAAACCTGCTGATGCAATCTCTTCTGAAGAACCTGAAGAAGATGATGACACTAAAGATACTGGTACTAAAGTTATTGGTAGAAACGGTGGTGGTTCTTACGATGATGAAAACGGTGCAAGGGAGTCAATTACTGAACACAATGCACACAACAACGAAGACCAATATCTTTCTGATGCAAACATTATCAAAACTCAGTTCACTCCTCCTATCAAAGAATTGACTACTGAAGACATGTTAGTGTCATGGTCTCAGGTTAAAAAAGACTGGACTGAATATCTTTCAAAGAAAGATACACCTAAAGCAGAATTGATGGGTGAACACACTGCAAAGAAACTAGAACAAAAGTCTAGGAAGATTGTCTCTCACATGGCAAAAGAATTTGACATGAGACAGACTGCACAAAGAAGTAAACATGCATTCACTGGTAAGACTGGTAAGTTGGATATGAATAGACTTGCCAAGTATCAGATTGTTGATGATGTTTTCAAAAGAGCAGTCTACCTTCCTGAAGGTAAGAACCATGGTCTAAACGTAATGTTAGATTGGTCAGGTTCTATTTCTAATGAAGTGAAGGACTTGTTAGAACAGTCTCTAATTCTTGCAGAGTTCTGTAGAAAAGTTCAAATCCCTTACAGGGTTTATCTGTTCTCAGACTCTTATGGAAGAGATTATATCGGTAACAGGGATGCTAAACTGATTGAGTTGTTGTCTAATGAACAATCAAACAGAGACCACAAACTTGCATGTAAGTATATCGGATGTATCTACAATGAACACTTTTTAAGAAGTTTCTCATGGAGAAATTTTGAGAAAGCAGAAAAAGCATACAACGAATGGTTCTCACCTGTTGATGAACACTTTGGTGGTTACCTTTACATGCCTGGTTCTGTTCCAAGTGGTTATAATTTAGGTGGTACACCACTAGATGAGACACTAGGATACATGAGAGTGTTACTTCCTGAGTTCAATAAGAAGTATGGTATTGAGAAATCTATTCTCACTGTCATCACTGACGGTTTCTCTCACAATGGTGACTTGTATGATAAATCAGTTTCTGAAAATGATGACTGGGATAAACAATGGAAGTCAATTGAACAAGACAATGAGTACATCTACAGAGGTGGTGTGACTCAGTCTAGAGAATTGATTGACCCTTTCACTAAAAAGGTTTACACTTTCACCACTGAAAAGGGTTGGGATAGACACGAGTTCAAAAGAACTCAGAACATTCTCAACTGGATTGCTGACACTACAGGTGTCATAGTCACTGGTTACTTTGTTGTTGGAAAGAAACACGAAGCAATGAATGTCCTTTATGAGGCAACTGGAATGTATCATGACCAAGATTGGGCAGAAATCAGAAAGACTGGTAAGGTTTACTCAGTCCATGGATATAACAAATTGTTCATCACTTCATCGAATGCATTGAGAGTCGATGGAACTGATGAACTTGATGAAGAACTTGTCGATGCAAAGAAGGTTAGAATCTTGGCTGCATTCAAGAAAAATCAGAAATCTAAAACTACTTCTAGATTTCTAACTAATGAATTTATTAAGGAGATAGCATAATGGAACCATTGAAAATTGATGAACAATTCTATTGGGGTAGTATGAACACTAGTCCAATGTCTAAACTTGCTGATGCAATTATGGAGGTCGGGCCTTCACCCTGCATGAAGTTTGAATGTGAGAGGAAAGACTTATGTGCCACAGAAGGTGTTGAGTGTAAGGCATTCAGATTTTGGGTGAACAACGGTGCAATGGAAACTTGGTCTAAGAAGGAAGGCAAAATGGTTTCTATTGAAAAGGATGTGACTAGAATTTTAAGGATTATAGAATAATAGGGTTGACAAAGCCCCTCACTTTTTTATATAATATAAACTGATGATGAATAAGGAGACTACATGAATAAAAGATCATATGACAGGTCAGAGTCAATTTCGATTGACGGCAAACCCTTCCACTTTACCCCTGACAGGAAGGAATTTTTGGACTCACTTCAGAAGAAGTATCCAAATCAAACCTCTTTTACTAAAGAGGATTTCGAGAATCTAGGACATTTCCCCTACTGGGTGAAACATACTAGGTATAACTTTAAACAAGGTTCGGTGTTTAATCTCCAACCTATTTTGGGTGGTGGTTCCACTGCTAAGGTTGTTGAAATGAAAACTCCAACTCCTGCACCTCAGGTGACAGTCATGCCGACACAACAAGTGTCTAACATGCCAGTTGCTGCTGCAACTGAGTCTGTCAATTCTGACAACTTTAAAATCATTCCTGAGAAGATGTCGAACTACGTTCCTTTTGGACACTTTAAAGATGTTGAGAACATCATCAAGTCCAAAATCTTCTTTCCAGTATTTGTGACTGGTCTTTCAGGTAATGGTAAAACATTAATGATTGAACAAGTGTGTGCAAAACTGAAGAGAGAACTCTTCAGAGTCAACATCACCATCGAAACCGATGAAGATGATTTGATGGGTGGACACACTCTAGTCAATGGTAACATTGTCTTCAGAGAAGGCCCTGTCATCAAGGCAATGAGGAAAGGTGCTGTCCTTCTTCTTGACGAAGTTGACTTGGGTTCTAACAAGATGATGTGTCTGCAATCAGTTCTTGAAGGTAAAGGATACCTTATCAAGAAAACTGGTGAGTGGGTGACACCTGCAGAAGGTTTCACGATTCTTGCAACTGCAAACACTAAAGGACAAGGTTCTGAAGATGGAAAGTTCATTGGAACTCAAATCATGAACGAGGCAATGTTAGAAAGATTTGCAATCACTATGCAACAGGAATATCCTCCAGTGACCACTGAGAGAAAAATCCTTGCAAAGGAAATGGAATTGACTGGTTCGGTTGACCAAGAATTCGTTGAGAAACTTGTCGACTGGGCAGACGTTATCAGAAAGACCTTCTACGAAGGTGCAATTGATGATGTCATCACTACTAGAAGGTTGGTTCACATCGTGAATGCCTACAGAATGTTTGGTGACAAACTCAAGTCCATTCAAATGTGTATCTCTAGGTTCGATGAAGAAACTAGGAATGCAGTTCTTGACCTCTACACTAAGATTGATGCAGGGGTCAGTTTGACTGATGAAGATAATTCTGAAAACCCCATTGACGAATCAGGTACTGAAGAGGTATAATGGTGTCAATGTTTGGTAAAAAGATTAACTACAAGTACAATGAGGGTGAACTCCTAAAGGAGTTTGCCCAGTACATCGACAAAACGTATGACCAACATTACAGTTTGAACAAATACCAATCCACTGAATTTATTATTGACAGTGGACATGGTGAAGGTTTTTGTATCGGAAATATATTAAAATATGCACAACGATACGGAAAAAAAGATGGGAAGAATAGGGCAGACATCCTTAAAGTGTTGCACTATGCTTTGTTTATGTTATATGTGCATGATAAGGAGACTAATCAAAAATGATGAAAATTAGTGATAATACGAGGAGCATCCTCAAAAACTTTGCTACCATTAACAGTGGTATTAAAGTTGGAACTGGAAACCAACTGAAGACTATTTCAAATATGAAAAATATTCTTGCAGTTGCAACTGTGAATGAATCCTTTCCTAAGGATTTTTCAATCTACAATCTACCTGAGTTCTTAGGTGCAACTTCCTTATTGGAAGACCCTGAGTTTAACTTTGGTGATGCAAGTCTGACGATTGCAGACACGAATACAACCATGTCTTACTTCTATGCAAGTGAGGGAATGGTAAACTCACCTGAGAAAATGGTGACAATGCCTGATGCAGAAATCAAAATTGATTTATCATCTACACTTCTTTCTGAGTTGCAGAAAGCATCAAGTGTATTGGGTGTGAATGACTTGGTACTTGAATCAGATGGTACTAAGATTACACTTACTGTAAAGGATAAAAAGAATGCTACCTCTAATACATTCTCAAGAACTGTAGGAGAGAACACTACAGGTGTTAAGTATTCAATGAACTTCAAGATTGAGAACTTGAAAGTTCTAGATGGGAACTACGAAGTATTTGTTTCTTCGAAGGGTATTTCAAACTTCAAGAACAAAGATGTAGACTTAGAGTATTTTATTGCACTGGAACCTGATTCAAAATACAATGTTTGACCTATATATTGATGTGAGGATTGTGCCAGTCTCTGCAAATCTCACGGGAGCTTTCCAATCTCATCATCCTTCAAGGGTGGAA